GGTATGGTTGCTGGCTTTGAGACATATAAGCTGGACTACGCCAACCGCCTGACTGGTGCTGCTGGTGCTGACCCAACGATGAGTACTTTGGCTGCGGCTAACAACTTCTACGTGCCTGTGGCAACACAGACCGCAGTGACTGGTGAAACGCAAAACGTGGACAATCGTTTCCAAACGATCACCGTGTCCAGCACCACCAATCTGCCTGCTGGCACAGCGTTTGAGATTGTGTCCGGTGCAACACCGCTTGTTGAGGCCGTGCATCACATCACCAAACAAGGCACTGGCTTTGCCAAAACCTTCCGCGTGGTGAGCGTGACCAATGCAACCACTTGCGTTATTACACCTCCAATCATTTCCGCACAAGGTGGAACTGATGCCGAGTTGCAATATCAAAACTGCATCGTGACTCCAAACGCTACATCTACTATCAACCGCTTGAACACCACCACCGCACCGATTAACTGCTTCTGGCAGAAAGATGCGCTGGAGATTCTGCCTGGTCGTTATGCTGTCCCGTCCGATGCTGGTGTCGCAGTAATGCGTGCCTCCACCGACCAAGGCATTGAACTGGTCATGCAGAAACAATACGATGTCAACACCATGAAGACCAAGTATCGTTTGGATACTCTGTTCGGCGTGGTGAACAAGCAGCCAGAGATGTCTGGCATTCTGCTGTTCGGTCAAGTCTAAGGAGCAATCATGAGCTATAACGTAATTTTTACCCAAGGCACGGCTACTGTTACTGTGCCAGCAGGCGAGAAAATCGCTGTTCAAGCCTTTTCATCAGCAAGTGTGTTTCAAGAAGTTGGTTTTCCCAACTTTCCTGAAGCTAACGACCTGTTGACGGTAGTTGAGAACGCCACCTATGTTTCAGGCGCATTTACCAATGCCACCAACGTGATTATTCAAGCTGGTGCATCGGGTGCGTACTACTCTGTGGGTGTTTCACCTGACATCAGCAACAATGGCAACTGGCAACCTCAGGGTGCGCCTGCTGACATAGCTGATGGCTCATCGATGATTGCCACAGCAGCAAATGTGCTGACTGGCATCATTACGGCAACCCCAACCACCGGTCGCAACATTCAAATGCCAACAGGTGCAAACCTTGATCTGGCAACTGAGTGGGCGATTGGTGATTCGTTTGACTTCAGCGTTATCACTTTGGCTGCATTTGCTTTGACTCTTACGGTCAACACCAATGTAACCATCGTGGGTGCTGCCGCAACTGCGGCAACGTCTGGTGCATCTGCACGATTCCGTTGCCGTAAGACTGCGGCTGATACCTTTGTCGTTTATCGCATCGGCGGTTAAACCAAGACAGGCCAGCAGAGATGTTGGCCTGTTCAACTTTGGAGTAATGTTATGAAAAAGATGAGCAGCATGATGGCAAAAGAAATGGGTAAAACCATTAAAAAAGAAATGAAAGCTGGCAAGCCTCAAAAGCAAGCCGTTGCTATGGCGTATGGCATGATGAAAAAGCCAGCCGCTAAGTCAATGAAAAAGAAATGATTAAGTCGGCAGCTATTGTTAAAAACAAGACTCTTGCCCCGTGGCGGGAGTTGCGTTTGCAAAAGCGTAAACTTAAAAAAGCGCAAGCCCTTGAACGCAAGCAAAATAAACGTGTCACACCAACACCCATTGGCCTATCACTTGTTGTAAGTGAACCAGTCGAATCAATAGAAGATGATTCGCCTTCGCTTGAAGAAATGTTGCAACAGGCTGAAGCAATTGGCTTGAAAGTAGATAAGCGTTGGTCAGATGCTACTTTGCTTGAAAAGATCAATAACGCAATGGAGACTGCGGAATGGGTTACACCAAACGTCAATTCATAAGTTCTGCCCTTGAAGAAATAGGTCTTGCGTCATATGTTTTTGACCTTGGTCCTGAACAACTCGACTTTGCTTTACGCAGACTGGATGCGATGATTGCAGACTGGAACGGCAAAGGCATTCGCTTGGGTTATCCATTGCCATCAAGCCCACAGGACAGCGATTTAGACGAAGAAACCAATGTGCCTGATTCGGCTTATGAAGCCATAATTTGCAATTTAGGCATCCGACTTGCACCGAGTTTTGGCAAGCAAGTAATGGTTGAAACCAAGACCACGGCAAAGCAGGGTTACGACATCCTGTTACAAAGAGCAACATTCCCGCTTGAACAACAACTGCCAGCAACAATGCCAGCTGGCGCAGGCAACAAACCTTGGCGTGTCTACGATAATCCGTATATCAGACCACCAGCCAACCCAGTTACAGCGGGTCCTGATGGCCCAATTGAATATTACTAAGGACAGTCATGCCAACCATCAACCAGTTACCCGTACTGAGCACGATTTCCAGCGGCGACCAGCTTCCTGTTTACTCGCCCAACAACGGGGATGCAAGACGCACTTCAATCGGCAGTTTGTTGACTTTTTTCCAGCAAACTTTTGCTTCGCCAACTCTTTCGGTTAATCTGTTTGTGCCCGGCAATGGTTTCAACATCACCGTACCGACCCCTGTCAGTAATGACCAGTGGATGCTTTTGCAACCTGCTAGTAGCTTGGCGACAGGCACTATTACCTTGCCTTTAAACACTGGTGTGCCTGATGGGACATCAGTATTGATTACAACAACGCAAGAGATTACATCTCTTACGATTGCCTTAAATGGCGCATCTGCTATTTATGGTGGCGTGACTTCATTGGCAACTGGTACAGCAACGACCCTGCGTTTTTATCAGCCAACAAATTCTTGGTATCAGGTGAATTCCGAAGCAGTATTTTCGGGTGGTATTCAAAACTGGGTATCAAACCCATCAAGTGCCAACTTGCTTGCTGCCATGACTGATGAGACTGGCACTGGTTTGTTGGTGTTTAACAACACCCCAACATTGGTTTCGCCTATTCTTACCACGCCAGCTCTTGGCACACCAGCTTCTGGAACATTGACAAATTGCACTAATTTGCCTATTGCAACTGGTGTAAGCGGTTTAGGGTCAGGCGTCGCCACATTCTTGGCTGGACCATCTAGCGGCAATTTAGAAACTGCCGTTACTGATAATACTGGAACAGGATTGTTGGTATTTAATACCACCCCAACCTTGGTCACACCTAATATTGGTGCAGCTACAGGAACAAGTCTTGTTGCATCTGGCACGATTGTTTCTTCAGGCGCAACTGGTATTGGTTATGTAGCTGGCGCAGGAGGTGCTGTCACACAAATCACAAGCCGCACCACTGGCGTGACCTTAAATAAAACAACGGGTGCAATCACACTATTCAGCGCAGCAGGAACAACCACAGCTGCGACTTTTACTGTGACCAACAGCGCAGTGGCGGCAACTGATGTGATTATTTTGAACCAAAAATCAGGCACAGACCTGTATGACTTGATGGTCACTGCTGTGGCGGCTGGTAGTTTTAACATTACATTCCGCACCACAGGCGGCACAACCACAGAAACTCCAGTATTTAACTTTGCGGTTATCAAAGGCGTGGCGACTTAATGGCAACCAAACCTAAGTCCTCGGTCAATGCGGCTGGCAATTACACAAAACCAACCATGCGCAAAGCTTTATTTGAGAAAATCAAAGCAGGGACAAAGGGCGGTGACCCCAACGAATGGTCTGCTCGTAAAGCACAGATGTTGGCAAAAGAATACAAAGCTAAAGGTGGGGGCTATAAATGAAAGCCACACAGAAAAGCCTTAAGGACTGGGGTGAGCAAAATTGGCGCACCAAGTCAGGAAAACCATCGTCTGAAACTGGCGAAAGGTATCTGCCTGAAAAGGCTATCAAAGCACTGACTTCGGCTGAGTATGCGGCAACCACACGGGCAAAGCGTGAGGCCACAAAAGCTGGTAAACAGTTTGCGAAGCAACCCAAAAAGGTTGCTGAAAAGATCAAGAGTTTTAGATGAAAACCCCAGTCTATGCACGCAAAGAAGGTCAGAACCCAAAGGGCGGTTTAAACGCCAAGGGTCGAGCTGCGGCAAAGGCCGAGGGTATGAACTTAAAACCCCCAGTCAAGAGTGGCGACAATCCACGTAGAGCATCGTTCTTAGCCCGTATGGGTGGCAATGCTGGCCCTGAATATAAAGATGGTGAGCCAACCCGCCTGCTCTTGAGTT